CATTTTTGAACTGTACTAATTTCACCACAATAAGCGCAACAGATTCACCGGGTATACACTTAACTGATTTAACGAATTGCTTCAGAAATGCTGCTATATCAACAGTTAATGCTAATATTAACAACTGGAATGTTAGTACAGTAGTGAACATGACTGGTATGTTCGCATTTTCTTCATTTAACCAAGATATTAGCGGTTGGAATGTTGCGATCGTGACTAATTTTAATTTAATGTTTCAATCTTCGTTATTTAATCAGGATATAGATAACTGGACTACCACAGCATTAACAAACACAACTAGTATGTTTTTAAATAATTCTGTGTTTAACCAGTCGTTAAACTCTTGGGACGTAAGCGAATAAATAAATGCAATTACTGCTGATTGCGATCGTAATAAATGATTGTGATAATACATAGTTTTAATTACCTATTAAACCAACTGCCACCCCTATTTCTGTGGATGTTCTTGCTAAAAACGACAAATCGAATATATCTCCACTTGCACCACTCAAAACAACTTCAGGTGTTGAATTCAAATCAGCGTCATTATAGCCGTAAAAAGTTAATCCTCCACCAGCCAAAGTAATGGTAACATCACCGGCAATGTTCTTCTTAACGCTTAGAATTTGATTTGCGCCCTCAACTATATTACTAAGTGTAAGTGTAATTGCTGATTGAACAGTATCCAACCTTTTATAGTCGAAAAATCTACTTTTCATATCGAAAGCGATAGCAGCACCATCTGCCAAAGTTGTTGGTATTGGTGTTACAATGCTATCTAAAAGTTGGAAATTGGTGCCGTCATATCCAATAATACAATATGAACCAGAAGGAATATCGCCTGCCCTCAAATCTGTTCCATTACGTCTTTTAATAGTCTGAACACCTAAACCATTCACATTAATAGTTGATGCGCCTGTGTTAGCGTTTACCGCCTTGAAGTTAAATGTCTGACCCTCCACGTAACCTGCTGGTGCGGGTGTCAATGCAATCAAATAAGCATTAGCCGCACCAGTATCAATTTTGTATCTGTGGGTGTTGTTTTGAATGTCAGCAATGGCAACGCCCCCACCTCCACCATCAACTGAAACCATCAATTGGAAATTGGTGCCGTCATACTGAACGATATTTATGGATCCAGCAGGAATGTCACCGGCCTGTAAATCCGTGCCATCACGTCTTTTGATGTCAACAAAAGCCAGTGCGTCAATCTTAATCGTTGATGCACCTGTGTTTGCATTTGGTGTTCTAAATGTAAATGACTGACCATCGACAAGTGCCGTGACTGGTGATTTCAACACGAGTTCATAAGCATCGACCGTACCGGAATCAACAGCATATGTAATACGCATTTCCTGTATAAACTTGGAAAGCAAATACCGCTTACTCTGTGGTGAACTATTTGGATCTATAATCCAAATAAACATATCGTCAGTGAAGTTGTTTATTATATCAAAATTCTCAACATTTTCATCAGCCATGGTCTATTCGTTTAATGTATAAGTATAACCCTTATCGGTTAATTCTAATTGCATCTGAGTATCAAAACCATCTGCGACAGTTGGTGTGACCAACTCTGTATTTGCTGGTATTTTAACGCTGAATGTTAATCGGCCCATGGCAATACTTGCCGCGTCCTGCTTTCCTTCCTCAGCTATATCCATTGCTGTGACAACTCTATTCATAATGAATGGCGAATTGAAGCCTAATGTTTTATATCTCGGGTTTTCTAGGATTGCACGACAAATCCCTAAGAGTCGATGTAATTTCAATATAGCCAATGTATCACCGTTATCAGTGTCAGTGCTTTTCGATCCATGATAAACATCTATGTTAAAAATAAGAACTTGATCAGTATTGATAACAACCTGTGTTTCTAAAGTACTTCGTGCTAGGCTCACATTGACCAGTGGTAATTCTGAATGATCAACAGGAACAGTTCTTTCCAAGAATACTTTCGCATTATTGTCATTAACAGCACTTAACACAAATTGATTGGCAAGTTCATCGGAAAGGATTTCATGAACCCTGTCACGAACAAGTTCGAAATTTTGAATGGGTATTATGGTTGGAATTTCACTCATGATCACCCAATATACAAACTATTAATCCAATCGTTTCGTCAGGCATCCACTCCCTGATCACGTATGATTTATCAACTCCAGTGCTATCCTTAACCAACACTTTATGATTTCTCAGATCCACTTCATCGTTAGCATTTCGGATTGGATAAGTGGGTTCGGCATCAATCAATTCCTGTTCACTAAATGATATATGTGCATTTTTCGTGTTGACAGGGTTTCCATCTGTATCGATACCCAAATGATGTTTAGTGTGTAGGCCATTGATTGTCGCTGATGTTAAGTCAAGCGCAGTCAATACAATCACCACACCCCAACCATTAAGGTCAGCGGTTATTTTACGAATGTCCTTATTTGCAACGTCTATTAGTCCCATAATGAAAAAATCCCCATCCCAAAATAGGGGTGGGGATGTTTATTACTCAAATTAACACGAAATATTTATTCCTTCTTATCGCCTTCATTGCCCTGTTTAGATGCTAATTTTTCAGCGGCTTCCTTGGCTTTTTCAGCGGCTTCCTCAGCAGCGGCTAGGTCATCGGCTAACTTTTGCTTTGCATCATCTGCTGCCTTTTGCTTTGCCTTTTTCTGCTTTTCAACCTCTTCCTCAGCAAGCTTTTCAGCAGTAGTTTTTGCGCTTGACTTGGCCTTTTCCAGAAAGCTTTGTTTCACAAGCAATTCAGCATGACCAGGTGGAAAATTAGCTTCAGTGACTATGTCTTTCGACTTATAGACATTATTACCTAATCCCCCAACCGACAACGCGATTACTTTATATTTTTTTAAATCTGCCATTATGCTACAACTTGAACTGTATATAATTGATCAACAGCAACCGGAATTGCTAAACCGGCAGACTTCACGTCAAAATCGTGAGTTGATTTTCTTTCATCTGTATAGTCACCAAAGATAAATTTACCTTTTCTTACACCTCCACCAACTGTTGCCAGCTGTGGAACACCTGCGAATCCAAACTTGAATCGTGGTGATTCAGGTATGATGATCACTTTCTTAGGATCAACGTACTCGATGTTTGTTCCTGATGAATCGTCATGGAATTCAGGATAAGACCAAATTCTGAATTTGTATGCGCCTCCACTTACTTCACCATGAAGAGTTCCACCAACAGAATTACGCTGTGGTGCTCTAATAGCATCCAATTCGAAATTTCTGATATCTGCGCGCTCTTTTACAGTGTCATTCTGTACAAAATCATTGTAAGCAGTGGAACCCATAATTACATTATAGTTCCCGCCTTGTCCCTTACCAACAGATCGAATAAATCTTGAACCATCTTCTAAATCTTTTACAGCATCAACGGTGCCTGTTGCCCAATATGCCCCACCACCTTTGTCCACTAGTGAAGCAGCTTTTCTTTTGAAATCAATATTTATTCCTTTATTCAAAGAAACAATACCAGTCAAAAGAACCTCAGCGCATTGCAATTCATGAGCACGTTCGATCTTATCTTGCAACATTCCCATTTTTTCGCTCACTTCCTCGAGCAATGCTGTAAAGGCACCTGCATCTATTTGTGTACTAGCAAATAAAAGATCATATGAGTTAAGATCCGTTGCATCAAAATACTCCCTGTGATAAGGTGGTATGAAGATTTTTTCAGAACTTCTTGAAAATATATTTCGATTACCAATAGACCCGCGAATGACATCTACAGCCGTTCTTTCAAATCCTCTTCGAACTTCAATAGAAAGTTCTTTTGTCATTTTGATGTCATCCGGGAAAAAGGATCGTAAAAATCCCATAACCTCTGGTCGTTCACGATAAACGTCTATCAACGTTTTAGTGAATACTCCCCGTGCATCTGTTGTTGCAATGTTGCCCATTTTGTTAGCTATTTATTGGTTATCAAAATCAGTTAAGTTGTCACCTTCAACAAACTGAATACCTTTAGTATCCCCAAGGATTCTATCACGTAAACGTCTGCCACTGATGATGGTGTCTAATGTGTCACCACCGTCCAAAATCAAAAGTTCCTCAGCTACATCACCAGCGACAGCAATTGTCAGCGTGACCGTAACCGTATCCGGAACTGTAATGTCTTGCATCAAAACTCCTAATGGAATTTCACTGCCATCACCTGCGCCTGAAACTAATTCAAGAACAAGTCCTGTTGCTGAAATTCGTCCCATAAGACGACCAGCT